AACCAAGGTGGTGGCGAACGTGGTTTCGTTGATTGTGTTCTTGGACTTGGTGTATACCATCCTCAAGCTCACGGTAAGATCACTCAGATCGACTAATTCAATCCGAAGTCTCCTTGCCCCTACATGGGGCAGGGAGCTTCTTTTTATCTACACATATGTCAGAACAAATAACTCCAGAATTAAATGAATACGTTGACAAATACTTGGTCAATGAAGTTCAAACAGAAAAGCAACGTGTTGATGTTGCCAAAGAAGAGGCACACTCCAATGTCGGGAAGACTCACCCGGTGCTTGGTAAGTGCATTGCAACTATACCTGCTCGTGAATACTTTAGATTGGTTCAACAATACGGAACCGAAGAAGTTCACAGCAAAGAATTTTTAAAGTTTTTCCAAAAGGAAATGCCTGAGCTTGCTCCAAATAAAGTCTAATGGCTAAAAGTTATACAGATCTATTTGAACTAGTCCGGTCCCTAGCCGGTGTAGGTTCATTTACTTCCAGTGAAGAAAATGACATCCTACGTCTAGCTAACCGCAGACTGTATGAGGCTTATAGTGCTTCTCAAATGTGGACACCTTACATTATTGTAGGAGAAAAAAGAACCATATCAAGTGACCAAGTTGTTCCGTTTACACAAACAAGTCCGGCAAAAGATACTATATCTGAGTTCCAACGTATTCATCGTGACCAGCCGTTTCTTAATTCAGGAACTATGGAGTATAACTTTTATGTTGATGCGAACGGTGCTCACGTAATGAACCTAGGTAGCACAACTGATAGTTCAGTTTATGTAACCTACAAGAAATCATTTACTGATTTTACAAAAACTTCAACAGATATTCCTGAAGAGTTTTTCTACTTTGCGGCTCATGCTACTTATGCTGACTTCCTCCGTATGGATGGACAGACCAGTAAAGCAATGGACGAAGAAAATAAAGCAACCTCTTACCTAGCAAACGAGCTAGAGAAACTCGATATAATCTCAAACAATAATACAATTCGACGTAAGTTTACTACTTACGTTTCAACACAATCCAGATAATGAATACTTACGTAGTTAACAGATACAATGTGCCTACACCGGGTGCGACTTCCCAGTTAATAACTTTTGACGATGCAACCGTAAAACAATTTACGGCTTTCAATAAAAACACTAAGGTTATATTTATGAGTGTAACAGATGGCGGAGTTTTTATGACCATCGATGGAACCAATCCTACGGTTACAGAACACCATAAATTGTATGCAGGAAATAATTATTACTTTAATTCGGATTTAATGAGCCTAGCTAAATTTAAAGGAGATTCAAACAATACAAGTGATGCTTTAATTTATGCATCTGAATTAACTAATTAATATTATAGCATGAATGCTTATGATGTTAATAGGAACAGTCCTAAGAATCCGGGAGTTGAATCAAGGCAAAGAAATTTTCCTAAAAACGGGAATAAGAAAACAGTTAGTTTTGCTGAATATTTGGACCCGAATACTAAGGTTTGTTTAATAAGTGCAAGCGACACTACCGGAGGTCAGGCGGCGATTGAAACACTTTGGTATACGTTTGATGGAAGTGTTCCTCGCCCCAACAATGGACATAAAATGACAAGCCGATCAATATTAAAATTATCAGCAGAAGCCGTCCGAGTTGCAAGATTTTCTAATCAACCCGGAATACAAAGTTCATTGATTATACTTAGGATGGATCAATTATCTTAATCATGGAAGAAATATTTACAAAATCATTTATAGGAACCGGGGGGTTTTTGGCTACATTGGGACTACAAGAAATTAATGCATTCGTCAGCCTGCTTGTGGGTTTGGCTACACTTGGATACATGGTATCATCAATCATTAAGATATGGAGGGGACTTGGTAAATGAACATAGAACTATTAGCAATGCTAGGCGGTGGTGTTTCAGGATTCATAATGAAACTTATAGCCACTCAAGCTGAAGCACAAGGTCGTGCTCTTGAGGCAATGATCCAACGTCAGAACGTAGCGGACCTGTCTGCGGACAAGGCATCCGCCCGTGGTGGTGTATGGGTTCGTCGGGCATTAGTGGCAGTAACGTTCTTTGCCATTGTAGTAGCCCCATTTGTCTTTGCATTTACTGAGGTAGGAGTAACCATAGGTAGGGAAACAAACGGCTTCCTAGGGCTATTTAAGACCCTTAAATGGGATACCTTGCAAGGATTTGTTATTCTACCAGAGGTTCGCCAAACTGCATTAGCTATTGTTGGCTTTTACTTTGGATCGTCTCAGGTTAAATGAATGAAGTATTACAAGTCATATCTTCAATCACACCTATTTTAATTGGTATAATTACACTAATTATCGTTTTGGCTAGAATGCATTATAATTTAGAATCATTAGCCGAAAAGGTAAAAGTCCTGTTTGATTTTCACAATAAAAGAAAAAAGTAATTATGCGAAAACTTATCAACATTAACGACATCTGCACCTGTGGTAAATCTAACAAAATGCCCATGTGCGATGGCACTTGTCTAAAACAACAAAAGAAAGTTAAATAATGCCAAAAGGAAAAGGAACATACGGAACCAAAGTAGGAAGACCACCAGCCAAAAAGAAAATGAAAAGTGGCAAACGATAATGGCTAAGATCTGCAAAAAGGGTATAGCTTGGGCTAGACGTACGTTTGATAAGTATCCTAGTGCTTATGCCAATATGGCGGCATCTAAGTATTGCAAGGACCCCAACTATGCAAAGGGGAAAAAAAATAAAAAGAAAAAATAACAACAACAGAAAAAATAATTATGGGTTTACTTATAGGTAAAGAAAAGTTTGAAAGAAAGTTGGGGGCAACGGGAACCCAAGGAAATGCTAGAAAAATAATTTCAGGTGCAATTGACAAGTTAGATGTGTTTAAACGTCTAAAACAAAGGGACCAGAAAAAGTTAAATAAAATTAAACAAGAAATGAAAACTACTGATACGAATATGTCGAATGCTCGAACAGTCAGTTCTTTAAAAAAGAAAGATTCTGTTTTTAAATATTAGAAATAATGGGTGAGCTTAAAAAGTGGAGACAACAAAACTGGGTTAGAATTGGAATCGACGGATCGATTAAAGGACCTTGCGGAACGTCTAAAAACAAAAAGAATCCCGACCGTTGCCTTCCGATGGCTAAAGCTAAGAGCTTATCTAAATCAGAACGAGCCGCTACAGCAAGAAAGAAAAAGAAAGCCGGAGCAAAAGGAAAACAATTTGTAAGTAACACCCCCAAAGCAAAAGTAAAACGTGGCAATAAATAAAAGTAAAATGAAATGCAACTCACCTCGCAGAGATGTGCAAGGTGGAAAGAAGTTCGTTGTCAAGGCTTGCCAAGGGGGTAAGGAAAAGATTGTCAGGTTTGGTGATGCAAACATGACCATAAAGAAAAACCGTCCGGCACGAAAAAAAAGCTACTGTGCGAGAAGCGGAGGCATCAAAGGTAAATCAAATAAATTGTCAGCTAACTACTGGAGCCGCAAGGCTTGGAACTGCTAAAGGAAATATTATGGCTGGAAGATTCATGAATCAAATGAAAAAGCGACAGGCTAGAAAAGCCCGTCAAGCTAAGATCAAAGAAGAGAATATGGCTCGTGCTACGGATACACCTAGCCCACGTATTGATATTGCTGATGCCGGCACCTTGCCAGAAATAACAGTAAAGGGAAAGCCAACTAGTTACAGAGATGTAAGGATGGGTCGTGCGACCGCAATGCAATATGCACGGTCCCGTTTTAATCGGAATAAAAAAAAATAAATAATGCCCGGCAGGTATAGATCCTACGGTCGTGAGGACGACCAAATGAAAGAAGACCTAGAGATTGGATTCTCTGGGTTTAATAATCGTTTACGTCCTGACCAACTAAAGCCGGGAGTTCTTGCTGAATCAAAGAACGGTCGCCTTGATTTGAACGGAGAGTGGCAAGTCCGCAAGGGGGTCAATGTTTTAAATGTCCCGTTCGTTACAGGGTCATCCGTATTCCGCTTGCCTACTGCCGCAGAAGAAGGTTCAACAACTGTAGGTAATTTACCTAGGGTAATGGAGGGAGTTTCTATTGATACTGCCGGAATCGTAACAGTTGTCTTAACTAGTCATGGGTTTTCTGTAGGAGACGAAATTGTTATTAATGGTGTATTTAGGGCAAGCCTTCCTGACATAAATGGCAGTCATACAATTACGGTTGCTAGTGGTGCCAATAGATTTAAATTTGATTCAGGAATAACTGGTAGCACGGGAGCATATACTTATCCCCCTGCACAAGGACTGGTAACTTCGTTTACTTTACCCTTTGCCCCAGTTACAGAGGTCCTAAGTACGGCACCCTTGTCCTCGCCGGGAGGAGCTTCTATTCCTTCGGAGGCATCAGTAACAGGTGTTCGTGCCGGAACTGATTACAGTAACCCAGACGTTGATAAAGACGGAGAATACATTGTAGCATCAACCAATCTGTCGGCACTAGTCCTAAAGTTATCAAATCAAGAAACATTTGAAATGAGGTTTCCTGAAGGCGAAGTTGTTCTTCAAAAGGCAGATATGCTTCAGGCATTTAACCGATTGTTTATTTTTCGTGACAGTCAGATTGCACTTGAAAACAAAAAGTTTTTCGATCCGGTTACCATTGAGACAATATCTCAAACAGGAAGCACGGTAGTCGATGTTACTACATTTTTAAAACACGGGCTGTCTGACGGAGACATGGTAGAAATACGTGACGTTACCGCAGGAACCATTGATCCTAATGGTCAATTTGAAGTAACAAGTGTAACTGATACAGGATTTACCTACAACGTAGGAACATCCGGGACTGAGTCATATACTGTTACCGGCGACTCAAAAGTTTACCCTACATTTACTCGAGTAGCAGAGGGCGACTACGAACAACCAATCGTAATATCTCCAAGTAACGTTGACATTACGAATGGCGATGTAGTAGCAACGTTGACGGCTCCAGAAATAAATAATCTTAAAGTTGGAAATACTATAGTTATTGAAGACGTAGGTAACTCTGGTTTGGAACTAGGAGCAGAGCACCTAATTTCTAGTGTAGATACTACCGCAAATACTATTTCTTTTTATTCTCAAACGGATGACGAAACTAATAGAACCAATGTAATACTTCAAAGGCAGGTATCAATCGGGCTAGGCTTTATGCATATGCCTGCACCTGAGTTCGGGGTGTATCACCAACGTCGATTAGTTGTGCCGTTTCGTTATAACCAAAAAAGTATTAATCCGGACTTGCCAACTGAGTTTACGGAAGTCTATTCTACCGGAGTAAGAGATGAAATAGCCGTAAGTGATATTCTTGACTCAGATACATACGATCAAGTTTATGCTAAGTTTAGATTTAATGCCGGAACTGCTGACTATACGGTTGGGCTTCATTCGTTTTCTGATGACAAACTGTTGGTGTTTAATCGTAACAGCATTCATTTAGTTGCTAACAGTGGTAACCTTAATGCTTCTCAAACTCAGTTGTTAACTGACGAGGTTGGTTGTGTTGCCCGGGATAGTATAATTCAGGTAGGGAACAACGTTTTGTTTTTATCTGACAACGGTGTATACGGGGCAAACTTCCAAGACCTTTATAATCTTCGTGGAAATGAAGTTCCTTTAAGTGAGTCAATCAATAATACTATGCAGTTGATTAACAAGGACTTGTGGGATAAAAGCTCCGGGGTTTATTTTGATAATCGTTATTACCTAGCCATTCCCCTTAACGAGGAAACGGTTACGGTTGACGAAGAAGGAAACGTGTCAGCAGAAATAACCCGTGCTCCGTTTAATAATCGAATCATTATTTATAACTTCCTTAACAAGCAGTGGGAATCAATTGATAATGTCGGGGACAGCAACTTTGAATACAAGAAACTTATTGTAGCCGGTGACGGAGAAAACCGTGGTGTTTATATTCTCAGCACAAATGGCGGCATCCATAGGCTTGATGTATTAGATCAGGGCAATGACCGTGTAATTACTGAGGTTGCGGCTGGATCACAGGACCCCGATGATCTGATAACTACACCGAGCATTGAGGGAGAGATGACAACCCGAATGTTTACCAATCAAACGATTGACCGGAAAAAGTGGAATAACTTCGAGATGCAGGTTCAATCACATATTGACTTAAAGTCAGACTTATTTATTACTGGTATAACAGAAAATGTTGATGATACAATAGATCTGAAACAATTATCTTCTTACCTTAATAATGAATTACTTTCTGAAGACGAAGATGTTTCTATCCGTGGGCGGATTGGGAACAAGCGAGCCTACGGATTCCAGTTTAAAATTGACCGGACTACCGGTCGTCCTCGTGTTCGTAGCCTAAAGGTTGCGGCGGCAGAAGCATTTAGATCAATAAGAGAAGCAATATAATGGCAACTATTTTAAATACAACTCAAGTATATTCGGCGGCGGATGTCGTTACTCATACTAACTTAAATAACATTTTAGGTGGTAGCACTTTTGTGGCTGGTTCCGGCGGAGCAACAGATGATGTAACCCTTGAGGTAAATTCTGGTGGATCATTGCAGGTTAAGGACGGAGCCATTACTCCAGCTAAGCTTAGCACTGGTGGTCCTCGTTGGTCTTCCACAGAGGGTCGACTTTACGTTGACGGGATGCTTGATAGTAATAACCGCATGGTTGCAGGTATTGCTGTTAATGGCAACCTTGTTGGCGACCTAGGCTATGCTTTCATTGACCTTCACGGTGATAATACAGGCACAAACGAGTATGTTCGATTACTCAACAATAACGGAACGTGTTGCCTTCAAAATAAACATGCTGGCAGAAGCATAGCTCTAGAGACTACTGATAGTGGCGGAAGCATAAATACTGGACTTCAAGTAAAAGCTAGCGGAGTTGCTACTTTGCCAATAACTACAAATGCTGACATTAATTCCGAAGGAAGTAAAGCAATTACAACAAAGGAATATGTTGACGGTGATTCAGATTTTACAACTGAAGATAGCCAATCAGCAGGGTATCAAGTATTTCCAAGTGGATTAAAGATGGCTTGGGGTAAAGCATCGGACTCCACTACGTCCCCTAATAATATCGTAACATTTCCAACTGGAGTTAATTTTACGGTTGCTCCTACGGTTACAGTTACTGCCAATAAAATGGTCAGCCCTAGCACTTACTATTCGGAAGGTGTTACTAGTGTAACTACAACTCAGTTTACACAGTCAGGATACCCGTATCAAGTTGGCTATCGTTATATGGCAATCGGACACTAATCAATCAACAATTTAAATTATGCCACTAATACAATCAGGTAAAACTTTTAACGATGGCGAGCAGTTAACTGCCGGCAAGTTAAACCAAATGTTTTCGGATGCAAACCTTAGCACTGCCGGTGTAGACGGAACGTCAATCATTGTTAATGCAAACGATGTGCTTGCGGTAAGAAGTATTAACAGTTCACGTATTGATAGCGGTGCCGTCATTACAGATAAGTTGCCGGACAGCACAGGCAAAACTGACGGTGTAACTTTTGCTAAGATGCAACACATTAGTTCGGGTAAGATCCTTGGTCGCACCTCGGCAAATGACGGACAGATCGGAGAGTCTTTTGATTTTAAAGATGAAGATGATATGTCATCTGACAGTGCTACTGCACTAGCTTCACAGCAAAGTATTAAGGCTTATGTTGATACTGAAGTTAATGATGCAATTGCTAATAACGGGATTACTCAAACTTCGGGAACTGCTCCTTATTTTGGTTGCAGGGCTTTTGGATATTTTAACGGAAAAGATTCAACTCCAATAACTCCAACAAATTCTGGGAATGTTGCCAGCATT